GGGGAGTGGCCGTAGGCCGGAAAAACTGGATGTTCGCGGGTTCCGACAGCGGTGGTGAACATGCGGCGGTGTTGTACTCGCTGATCGGCACATGCCGTCTGAACAATGTGGAGCCAGAAAAGTGGCTGCGTTACGTCATTGAACATATCCAGGACTGGCCGGCAAACCGGGTACGCGATCTGTTGCCCTGGAAAGTTGATCTGAGCTCTCAGTAAATATCAATACGGTTCTGACGAGTCGCTTACCTGGCTTTAAAGGGATCCGGTTCATTACGGTAGCCGGTCATGGCATCCATGGCTGGCTGAAAATATTCACCGCAGTGCGGACATGGCCAGTACCAGCGGCGGCGGTCACCACGATTGTAAAGGGAAAGAATACCAGTCGTCGGTGGCGCTTCATGAGGCGACTTACGTCGCCATTTGCTGTCGCAGATGTCACGTCCCGGCGAGCTCTCCACCAGAGTCATCCCGGCGGACATAAATGTGGTGGTACGTTTTGAGGCCAGGGAGAAACCATCACCCTCGCTGTCGATATTCTCCGGAAAACGGTCGTAATCGGTTAAGGCGACAAACCGGTAATCCGACGACGACATAATGTTGACCGAGGGCCAACCAATTTTAAGGAACGAGCCATCCCTGAACGTCTTATCATGGACATTATTGTCGTTACGACGTGGACTCATTCTTTTCTTTACCGCCGCACTGCTTCTGAACGTTCTGTCGAGGCGCTTTTTAGAATGCTCGCGGGCCTTATCTTCGGTCATCTGCACAACGAGCATGTCCGAAGGATCGCAAACGATGGTATAGACAATCCATCCATCGATCAGACCAATGGTCTTCCCTGTTCGCGCAGGACCAACAAAAATCACCGCATCGTATTCACGCGATGCCAGGCAGTTCATGGGCTCAATGATGTAGGGGGTCAGTTCAGGATCCCATGGCACCGAGTTACCAGCCCCCTTGGGAACACGCATGAATTTTTTAACAGCCTCCGAAATCGGCATGCGACGTGGTGGGGAAAATCCTGCCGATATGTCCCTTCCCAAATTTCGGGCTGATGAAAAACCCATTATTCCTCCTAGAGACTCTCTCCTTCCTCATCAGGAATTATTTCAGCAGCACAAGCCTCGTAGGATTTTTCCTGAAGAGTGTATCGCAGGTCATCAATGGCCTGCTGTACAACGCCGACGGCCTGAGGAGTCAGGGCGCAATCGCGTTCAAGAACATCCGGAATTGTCTCCAGAACCTGGACGACAGCCTTTCTCATGGACGAATAGACGATGACTACTTCATCAACGGGGATGAGTTTTCGCTGCTCCTTTTCCAGCTTGATCCTTTCATTTTCAGACTGGTACCAGTCCTTTCTCTCTTTCGGCTCCATACGGGATGGATCATGAACAGAGTCTGCTGCCTCATGCTTCACACTAAACAGGGCAGGCCCGACATGCTGCAGGGCGTAAACGGGGTTCCCCCTGACAGTCGCAGCCACAGGAGTGTTGGCCGCGAGGAGCCGTTTTTTTACTGTGTCCCGGTGAAGCCCAAAGGCCTCGGCGATTTTAAAAACACTCCAGTAATAAGCATCACCGATCCCGCTCACATTTGACATAAGCAACTCCATCTGGCAGGTGAAAATCAGGTTTATTTATATATTTCAATTAATTGCAAACTGGTCTAATGACAGGGAGAAAAAAATATTGTACAGGTGAAAAGAGAAATAACTTTTAATTATCAATAAATTACCAAACATGCTGCCGCCGCCATGGAAATGCAAAAACTAGCCTTTTTCCGCGACGCTCCCGCCCCGTGGCAGGCCACCCCACCGGAAGGACCCGCACAAATGAGAGCGTTTGTCATTAACATTTACAGATAAGATGACGTACATCATTGAAACGCCATTCAGCCATATACCGGCAGCATTCGTAGTTGCACTCCGTAACTCTGCGACTAAGGTTAAAAACATGGCCCTCTTTTGCCACCGGCAAATCTTCAATGGATTTCCCCTGCCGGTTTTTTATTTTCGTCGATGCATAACATTGCATTTACATCAATAGCGGCTATTGTCATTAGTATGTTGCATCAATGCATGGGTGGTATTGGCGGTCTTCGCCGGCCGCTTCTGTGTAGCTGCTCCCTGTGACCGGTTTTTTATTTCTCACATTACAGCAACCCCTTAGAGTGAAGGGCTGCTGTAATGCCTGTTACTCACGAATCAGGCGAGCACTCTTACTATTCATTTCAATACGCGAATACTGCGGTTTACCATCAATGATGTCTGTCATTACGAACACCTCACCCGGCTGCAGTTCAACTGCACCTTCCGGTAATTTCATACCGGCAAATACCGGACAACCCGGATGACGATCATCTTCTGTTGCTTCCAGCATTGACTCACCAAACCACTCCGTCGTGGCGCGACCATCAGCTGCTTTGTAGTGGATCAAGTACTGGTTTTCGCCATCCGCATACTGCGCGCGGGCTTTAACCTCACCCCATTCATCACTGATACGCATCTCCACCAGTTGAGACAACTCAAACTTAAACGGAGCAGCATCAGCACCAATTACAATCGGTTTGTTTTCTGTTTTTTCCATCATCGTCTCCTGATATCGAAGCCCGTCGCCGCACCGGGCACTGATCAACATTTGAGTATTCGCGGCGACAGAAAGAATTTATTTTATTGAGTAGCCACAAACACAGAATTTCATGCTTACCGGACGCTGGCGCATCCTTCATTTTTCAGCAAAATATTCTGCTCTTACAGGCGATCAGTTCTGCAGACACTGCCGAACACCGTCGACAATTTCACAGACCTGAGACGCGGTATCGAAAAGCTGGCGCGCCTTATCCAGGCTGACGCACCCCACCAATAAAAAAGGCACCAGTATCGCTACCAGTGCCCGTTTCACCGCCGTTCGCGGCATTCTGTGTGTCCAGTGTTTTCGCGCCATATCACCACCAACGCACAGCCCAAATCAGAACAGCGACCGCCACAAGGCGAATTGCAAAGGCCGCAGCCCTTGTCAAATCAAGGCTCGCGGGAGTTTCCATTTCAATACCTTTCATAATGGACAACCTCAAAAAGAATCTTTTATACTTTCCCACGAGGATTTTCTCCGTACTCACTAATCACAATTTCCCCTTTGACGTGAAAACTAAAAACCCCGGACTGTTCCCCCAGCCGGGGTTTTGTTTTACTTATCGCTTCAGCTGAAAGTGAGGTCCGTCTTTCAGCGTTTTCCAGTCCCCGCCCCATTCGATAGCGATCCCCAGCTCTGCGGCAGCCTGCTTAAATGCCTGTGCGATTTTCTCGTACAGAGGCCACTCCCATGACACCTGGCTGCCGATGTAGGCCACAACATCCACCGCATCACCGGTCAGGTGGCGGCTGTTCATGGTCTGGCTTTTCCCTTCCGCAACCAGCTGTTTCTGGCGATACTTACTGCGCAGGCCTTCCGTAATACCGAAATCAACCTCCGTCAGCTCCAGCGCACGGCGAACTACAGCAACCAGCTGAGGTTTGACCCCCTCCAGATTTTTTTCACTGCGACGGCTGAATCTGAATTTACCCGGCATATTCACCTCAACAATGGAAAGATTTTTGTGACGTTCCCGCGTGCGCGTATCACCAGCACGCAGAACAGCAGATTAAAAAACACTTCCAGCCAGCCCGTTGCTAACGGGCGACCACACAGATAGCTGAGGGGCGCAAAGGCATACAGCAGCATCAGCAGCCAGGCCAGCCATGACACCAGCGGTTTATGTCTGGAATCACGGCGACGATAAAAAAAGAGCGTCAGCACGATAACCGTGCATAACGCCACATTCAGCAATCCGGGAAGGTTACTTAACATTGCCGCCTCCTCCACCCCGCAGGCGGGAGAACACACCGGACACCAGCGATGCAATATCCTGCTGGTGGATGAACGAGAGAATCTTCACCGACACCACCGAGACCAGCACCGCGCAAAGCGCATCTGCTGATGTACCGTCATACCCTGTTTTTGATGCAATCCAGGCTGACAGCACACGCGCTCCCAGCACGCCGACAATAAACGACACCAGAAAATGTGCCACCACGCGCCAGACTGAAAGTGACTGTGGCATCGTTGCCACAAATAACGCCCCGGCGAACGCGCCAAACACAATCCCGAAATCCATTCCGGTAAACAGCCCGAATACCGTCGCCCCGCCGAGCGCCGCAGCCGTACCGGAACCGGATAAGGGTTCAGACATACTTCTTTCTCCTGTAAATAAAAAAGGGCCACCAGCAGCCCGTAAAAACACCTATCCCCGGAAGTGACAGGCCCCCAGAGAACGTCACACTGACTATCCCGCCCCCTGAAAGATTCTGTGTTTGTTTGATGTGCGCCTGACGTGACGCGGATATGAAAAAGACCCGCCGTAGCGAGCCTGGAAAAATAAGCGTGGCGCGTTGTACTGGATTCGAACCAGTGACCGATTGCTTAGAAGGCAATTGCTCTGTCCGGCTGAGCTAACAACGCAGGGTACAGATAATGGACCGCCATCGAGGACTCGAACCCCGCGCAACCAGCTTCGAAGGCTGGCGCTCTATCCTGATGAGCTAATGGCGGTATGTGATGGTGGCCCTTGCTGGATTTGAACCAGCGACCTGGCGATTATGAGTCGCTCGCTCTCACCACTGAGCTAAAGGGCCGGGAGCAGAATAATAATGGTGCGTAATTAATTCTGCAATCTCATCCGTTTCAAACGATTAAATCCTGAACTTCCCTGACTGTCTGTTCAAAACGTCCGGTCTCCAGCTCAACACCAATCGCACAACGCCCCAGTGCCATCGCCGCTTTTACCGTTGAACCTGAACCCATAAAAAAATCTGCAACCAGGTCTCCCGGACGACTGCTCGCGTTGATTATCTGCTGCAGCATTTCTGCCGGTTTTTCGCACGGATGTTTCCCTGGATAGTACTGCACCGGTTTATGCGTCCAGACATCGGTGTACGGAACCTGCGCCGTCACACCGAAATACCGCCGCAAATTTTTATATTCACTCAGCAGTTCCGTATACTGCCGGTTCAGCTCACTGTATGTGCTGACCAGCTGGTGGTGTGGCTTTTCCAGTTCCCCGCGCTGATGTTTTTCTGCCGCAACACGCGCAAACAACGCCTGCAATTTGTTGTAATCACCCTCGTTCGGTAACTGCCACTGACTGGTACCAAACCAGTGCGAAGCCATGTTTTTCTTTCCGGTGGCTTCCGCTATCTGTTTTGACGTTATTCCCAGTGATTTACGCGCATCACGAAAGTAAGAAATCAGCGGGGCCATGACGTGCTGTTTTAGCTCGCGCCCCTGTGCCACATAGCCATCATCTTTCGGGCGATACGGTCCCTGATAATGTTCTGCAAACAGAATGCGCTCTGTTGCCGGAAAATACGCCCGCAGACTTTCCTTATTGCACCCGTTCCAGCGTCCGGACGGCTTCGCCCAGATAATGTGGTTCAGCACATTAAAGCGCTCACGCATCATGATTTCGGTGTCAGATGCCAGGCGATGACCACAGAACAGGTAAAGACTTCCGGCAGGCTTCAGTACCCGCCAGAACTGCGCCAGACACTGGTCCAGCCATTTCAGGTAATCATCGTCGCCCTCCCACTGGTTATCCCAGCCCTCGGGCTTCACTTTAAAGTATGGCGGGTCTGTGACTATCAGATCGACAGAGTTTTCCGGTAAGGTCTGGATAAACTCCAGGCAATCAGCGTTGATTAACTCACAACTGGATATTTTTACAGTATTAATCATAGATCAATAAGCACTTCTCTGATAGGCTCATACCGCTTTTGCGCAAAGCAGATGGGCCTGAGGTTTGCTTGTGACCCCAACGCATGAGCAGATGGCTGGCAGGTGCCGCTAACACCCACCAGCCGCCCATTACCACAAATTAAAAAGCCTTCACTGCGGAAGGCGTCTGTAACAACCGAACTGATAATCTGCCAGACCCGCCATAACAAGCTGAGTCAGTATTAACTGGCAGCGTTCGCGTGAAAGGTAAGTATTCTGCGCAATTTCCCCGACGGTCGCCGGTTCGGTGACGCTTAATTCATTAAACACCACTCTGGCGGTTTCGGTCATATCCTGCTGTTTTAGCATGCCTTTTTCCCTTTTCTGGTTAACGTGACATACCAATACCTCTTGTCGAAAAAGCCAGCAAGCTGAAAGACCAGTATTCACAACTACCAGCGCGTTTAATGTTCTGTGCCGTTTTTCAGGCATAAAAAAACCCGCATAAAGCGGGTTCTTTCAGGTGTCCATGTCTGCTATTCGCCTCGCGGTACAGCTTTGCGAAGCGTAGCTGGATTGAAACAGTTTATGGCTAAAAATACAAGCTTTTTTTCTAAAACTGCACAAACCTTACTACCAGCCAAAAATCCTCTTCGTGCAACAACAAACGCCCTCCAGATTCTAAGCGTCAGTAAAAGAAAATGCATCTCGCATCAGTGGATACAGAATAAACTCAGCTATTCTCAGCCACATATCTATACGATTGCGGCATGTTGCATAGCACCACTCAGGGTGAACCTCATTCAACAATTCAGCCATTTTGCGTTTACTCATCCCCCGCCCTTCGTACCTTTGCCGCAGGATATCAATCAATCCAGGATAACGTGCAAGCGCTTTACTTATCACCCCATCAATGCGTAACGCCTCTGCATCAGTACAGTGAGACAACCAGCTCTTCTGTCTGCCAGCGATCATCTCTCGCAAGAATGCTTCCAGCTCTGGTTTATCAATCCCTGACTCCCTGATTCTACGCAGGGCTTCATTGATTGCGGTTTTTGTCAGTTTTTTGGATGCCAGCAACTGATTGAACATATTTCCTGGTTTGCCACCACCTATATACGACCAACGCCCCCACATCCGTAATTTCCCCTGGATCCAGACGGCTTCCAGCGTTTTTAGACGTAAATGCTCGCCGCTTTTGCCTGTAATTTCCGGGTATATCATATTTACGATCACTCACTCTCAATTTTGTAAATCTTCACGCCCAGCCGCCCCCCAGGAACGCGCTGACCGCGCACAATATTGATTTCATCAAACTGCTCGTCGTCTATGAGAAGTCCGGCATGCGTCAGCGCATCCAGTGGTGCTTTCAGGATATTGTCCAGGTCACGACGACGTTTATCCGGTGGCTCTGCAATAATCTTTATCACCAGCCTTCCGGACAGGTTTAATTTCAGCCGCTGCTGGCGAACAATAAGCGCCACATCACGGCGATAACGCTCACCGGCTTTTGATACAAAATATGTGCTGCCACGACGTCGCCAGTAAGTGTTCACCGTTGGCGGGTAAGGCAAAACAAATTCTATGCGTTCAGTCATTCATGCTTTCCACTTCAGGACACCCGAATTTCTCGCGTGCATTAAAAAACGAATCAGCAACAACAGCTGGCTGCCGTGTTTTTCTTCAAAATCTTTTACCCCGGCGTGTAGTTCGCTATGGCATTTACGGCACAGCGGAATAACAAACAAATCATCAGCCTTTGTTCCCATCCCTCCCAGTCCATGACCAATGATGTGATGCGGATCATCTGCCTGATTGCCACACGTCATGCATTTCTGCGTTTTTACCCAACGCGTGTATACAGGCATATCTTCCCGTTGTGGTTTCTGGCGCTGGAGATACTGAGCCGGTGGCTCCGGATCAACGGCAATGCTGACCACCGTCTTTTCCTGTGGCGGGGTTTGCTGGTGGGCGTGAGGCAGCGGCGCAAGATTTTTTGTGCGCTGTTTCAGGATGCTGGTGGCTGTCTGCTCTCCCGGTATGATGTCGCTTTCGCGGTACACCGAGCGGATTTTTTCCGCACGTAACCCCAGAGAACGACGTAATACCGTCTCCGGTAGTGCGTCCGCTACGTTATTTATGGTTGCCCACCAGGATAATTCAGCCAGCGATAATTCCCGCTCCTGCGTGCCATTCATTGCATGGCGTATGACGTCAATCATCCATGCTGACAAATTTTGGTGAGCAAGCTGCCCGAGTGATTCGGAAGTCTGGTCACGCAGCTGGTTGTCGCAGTGCCAACACAACACCATTGCACCGGTACCGTAACGATGTATGACGGTTTCGCTGTGATGGTAGTCACCATGAGGCCACTGGCAGGATTTAATGTGGCGTAACAGCCAGTCAGACAGTGCACCAGCACCACCAGCAGCACGAATCACCCGCTCATCGCTGAAAAATGGCAGTAGTGATTTATCCTCCGCCAATGGCTGGCGAACGGCAGGAACGACTCCGGACGGCAGACCGCGCATGCTTTTCGGTTCCGGCTCCACCAGAACTCGAGGGTTATGAAATACCTGCATGGATTCACGGCCCGGTTTTAGCACCACCAGCCCAAGTTCCGGTACCGGAACAGGTCGAAGTAATACCCGCACGTTACCTCCAGATGCGTTGCTGGAATGTGCGGGACGGACGCGGTGGGCGTTCGGAATAAGGGAGTCTGACGTAGATTATCCAGAGACGATAATCGAGGCTGAGGGCTTTCTTAATCTCGTATCCGTGTCTGCGGTAGCGCTGAATCAGCCATTCAGCCTGTTCTTCGGTGCAGGGATCGTGCTGATACCAGTCATATTTGAATGCATGAGAGCGCCGCCCGTGCCTGCTGGCAAAGGCGGCTGAATTATCAGAATTGTGTAGTCTGGAATTTTGCGCCATCGGCTTTCTCCGGTGGCACAGTGTTACTCAACAGGGGTTCAGCCCTGCGCTGAATTGTAGATGAATTCACTCATCTTCAAAAGCAGAAAAACCAGCCTTAATCCCAGCTTCTTTCAGAGACGGCAACGATGTGACAAATTCATTTGCACGCAAAATAAAACCATCCGTCACAAGCCCATCCACCAAATGAATTAACGCAGCTCCACTCTTCCTTTGTTGAGACTGTAAACATTTAATACGGCAGTGGCTGACAATTGCGCCATTCTCAACGCGCACAGTATAGAGGCCATCTTCACTAAAAATTTCACGTAATTCTCTGATTTTCATCAACAGAATCCTTCCAGATAAATAGCACTCCCCTGTTTGGGGTCCATCCCTCTTCTCCCTGCGCGCTACTTAAGTGCATCGATTCTAGTCAGGCATACCAGCTAATCAACAAACCCTGGTCGGTTAAATAGAAGAATTGGCTAAAATTTAGTCCATTAAAATAAAAAACCCGCCGAAGCGGGTTTTCATTGGAAGAACCTTTAGTTTTGCTGTTCTATTTTAAGCTTGATAGTTTCATACAAAACAATAGTTGCGCTTGTTTTACATAATTCCCGGCTGTCATACGCGCGAGACCAATAACACAACCAGTTCTCGAGATCTTCTCGAGTATAGGTTTTGCAGGCCAGTCCCTCTGCCATTTCCACGATTTCATCGCCTGGTGCTGTTAACTCATAGCCATTCAACAACAAGAAGACGTAACCAGCCATCATAGCTGTTCGTTTGTTCGCATTAGCAAACGGATGATTCTGAATCAGACTTTCAATCAATACCGATGCCAGTACAAACATGTCATTAGTCTGTTCATACCATCGAACCATGCTGGGACGGGCCTGAGAAGAACTTAAGTTATCTGGACTCAGAACACCAACGGGCTCATCTGGCGTCTGTAATTCAATTAGGGAATGATTGATTTCAACAAGATCATCAACCGTAAGGTAATGCACTCCTTCAACAATCTCAGCCATAGAGTACAATACCCATCATTACACTTTTGAAAGTTCTTCCATGGCTTTCTCATAACGAGAAAAACCGAAATCAAAAGCATTTTTCACTTGTTCACGATGTGCGCAGTTTTCATCAATCACTGGGCGAGGGACTGCCACAACGCTTTTATCGCGAGGCGGAATACTCAACCGCGTGTGTTTTTTGAGTGGGCAGCTCATACTAATGAGTCCTTTTGTTTTCCGATTATTGGCAAAGCCATGCACCAAATTTGATACAAAATAGATCTGTTTGAGATCCTTAGGATAGTCTCATGGTAGCTAAAATTACAACCTCATAATGCGACGAAAAACCCGCCGAAGCGGGTTAAGTGCGGGTGCGTTGAGGATGCCTGACACATCAGAGGCGGCGAGGGATTCTCCCCCGCCTGGTCTCTTACTCCTCAGGTTCGTAAGCTGTGAAGACAGCGACCTCCGTCTGGCCGGTTCGGATTCGTACCTCGCAGAGGTCTTTCCTCGTTACCAGTGCCGTCACTATGACGGTTAAACAGATGACGATAAGGGCGATTAACATCGCCTTTTGCTGCTTCATAGCCTGCTTCTCCTTGCCTTTCGGCACGTAAGAGGCTAACCTACATGTGTTCAGCATGGATTGAGCCTCAGATTAATGTTAAGCGTCTTGCAGGACGCGTAATGTTAACTGGGGCTTTTCTCTATCTGCCTTTTGGTGTTCATGCCTGAGACAGATAGCCTCAAGCACCCACAGTCATTCTACTTAACTAAGATTTCCCCGCAAACCGTTTTTATCCCCAGCTGCAAATCGAATACACAACAAGTGCTGCCGCCATTGCAATTCCTTTCGTTGTGAATGCCTCCGGCCAGGTCATCGTAAAACATCCTCCGCGCTTATCAGCCCATTCCGCTCCAGATACCCCATCGCCATATCCGGTAATTTGCAATCTGGTTTCGCTTTTTTCAACTGACTTACCAATTGTTTAACCAGCATTACCAACTCTTCCTCATGTGAAAGTGATGCCGGTTGCGCAGCGTACAGGGGTTTTGGCGCAATGGCTGAGTGTTTTGCGTATGCCGCAACAGATTCAGCATTGAACAAAACCATATTGTGAGCACAGGACCATGCAACTGGCATTGCTTCAAGTGAGGCAAGCGCAATACGGGCAAGCGCAAGATCCATTTCAATGGCAACTCTTGAAGTCTTAAACACGGTCTGTCGCGCAGCAAATTTCATGGATTTCACACTTTCATTAGCATGAGCAATCAATTGCTCTCTGGTAAATTTCGTCATATTTTTCTCATCCAGTCCTGTCGCTATGCCTGCGCAACCATTACCCCACAATTACATCACAGGGGGTAATGGTTGCAATTCAGTGGCCACCGCGAGATTCACATCATTCACAATAAATCATAAAAATACACGCAATCACAGACCATAATAAAAGAACTGTTTCGGCCACAATCACAAGACCTTCCCACATTTCTTTTTCCCACACCTCCTGAAACCAGAGAATCGGCATATCGCCCCCCTCTGAAAAACAACCACATGCCCTAGCTTCTCCGCCAGAGCCAGTTCCGCTTTAGCGCCTGCTGACCGTTGCCAGTCTTTCAGCATATAAATCGCATCCACGCTACGTATCATTGCCATGCAGATATCCATGTAGTGCTGCTGTGTCAGCCCGTCCGGAAGTACTGCCGGGTTCAAGACTGTATGCCCTTCCCGTTTCAGTTCCTCTTCCGCCTTGTGGAACGCCTCACGGTTGAAATTTTTATACCCGGTCATTGGACCGGCAATATAAACTCTCACCCTCACTCCTGAACTCTCCTGTCGAAATAAACGTAGTTATTCACTGTGCGCAACGGCATTCCAAATTTTCTGGCGATTTCTCTCCTGGGTACGCCACGCTGATGCAGCTGTCGCGCCAGTTCAATATCACTCTGCGGATATTTTGTTGACTGGTGATAATCACCCCGTAACATCAGGCTGACACCCAGTTCCCGCGCTTTCGTTCTGACAGCATCACCTGTACGACCGGTCAGCCTCCCAATGCTTTCGACCGTCATCGTTCCCGCACACTGCCGGAGTATCATGATTTCAGCCTCGTACCACTTCTTCCAGCCACTCACCGCTGCAGCTCTCCGGTCGCGGTAATATCACGAAGAATATCCCGGTGCTTGTTCAGCTCCCGCAGCGCGGCGCAGACTCGTTCCCACTTCTGGACATGACTTTTCGCCCGACGCAGTTCGAGGTTTGCCATATGCAGCGATGGTAAAATCAGGTCATCCGCTCGCGTTTCAGTAAACGATGGCAGCGACTGCACAATGCCCGCTACAGTTTCTGTTTTAATTTCTTCCTGTGTTGCGGCTTCCCGGACTGGTAACGCAACACCTGCTGGCTGAGGAAAGGCCTTACCATCATTTTCCGTTACCGATGCTGCTTTCGGCTCTGCTGGTAAATTACCGCCCGGCATGCAGTAACGAAATTTACCGCTCTGATTAACGCGTGCCAGTCGCCCCGTTGCAGTTACCACCGCCAGCGTGGAAGCAACCTTGCGAGTACTGATGCCGAACTTACCCGCCAGTTCTTCACACGTTTTAGCCCCATCCTGACCGATAAACTCAATCATCATGTCTGCTGTAACTTTTTGTTCGACCTCCCCGGTCAGCATATCCTGTGCTTCAGATTTTACTGGCCGCTCTTCGGTTACCAGGGATTCACCTTCGCCAGCCAGAAACCAGGTGTGACCAGTTTTATCAACGACGCCATTTCTTTTGAGTTCCCACAGCTCGTTGAGAACCTCTTCACGACTGATATCAAGTCGCGCGGCCAGTTCTACCGATGTGGCTTTTCCCATTGCTTTCAGTGCGTCAAAAACGGTTTCCATTAAAATTTCCTCCGGACAAAATTACTTCACAACCCTCAGGTGTCTGACATTCGAACGCCAGCTCTCCCAGTTAAAATTCACCCAGCGACCACCGTTCATGACCATGCGGTCCATCACACGCTCGCCAAGAAGCGTACTCATCGCTACGTGGTTCAGGTTCGTCAGCATTCCGACACTACGCATCGAAGCCGTTCTGCGGTCGACTATCTGGTTCAGTGTGACCTGCTCGTTGCGCGTATCCCGCTGCATTCCGATTTCATCCAGGACAAGCAGGTCAACATCACACAACCCCTGTAAAAATTTTTCGCCTGAGTTTTTGTTGTCGTAGCTGTTGTGTAACGCCAGCATCACATCAGCCACCGTTATCACAATCACGCTGCGACCTTTCGCCAGAAGATGATTGCCAATGGCGGCTGCAAGGTGGTTCTTTCCGGTACCCGGCTTACCGCTGAACACAAAATTCGTGCACCCGGTCATCAGTTCGTCAGCGATGGATTTTGCCTGGCTCAGCGCATGTTTTTGCCCGTCGTTCTGCACCTGATAATTCGCAAACGAGCATTTGCTGTGCAGAGGCTGGATGCCCGAACGATTCAGGATTTTTTCCACCCGCAACTGGCGATTCTGGCGGTTGATCTCCTCGCTACGTTTTCGCCCTTCAGCCAGTTGCCACTCGCGCCACTCATCCACTGTCCGGTACGGCGCGATTACATGCTGCGGGGTCAGCTTACGGATACGCTCAAGAACACCACCTGCCGCGATATTTTTCATGGCCGTTACCCCCTGAACCCCGGCGGAATTTCGGTATCCGGCTCAGAAATATGATTCACACAACGCTGTACAGACGAACGCCCCAGGCGGATAACCAGTTCATCCCATTTTCCGCGAAGCTTTGACGGACTCATGATATTTTTTACCCAGAATGGATCCCGCTGCGCCCGACCAAACATTTCACAAATTTGTCTGTGAGTTCTGCCATCCAGCATCCGCATTGTGCGCACGTCGTTGGCCCATGCGGTCCAGTTGGGTTCTTTCGGTCGCGAAATCTCGCCATCATCGCTGGCGGCCTGCTCGTAAAGACTCACGATTCGCCCCCAGATCCACTGCGCACACGCCAAATCTTCCTGGTTGCCCCACTGGCGTTTTTTTGCACTGAACACAACCGCGTCAGGGTGTCGGGTTAAAAAATCCCGTTCAACCGTCTGCGGGTCCGGTTGCGAAGCTTCCGGACGAGAAGTGTTTTTATTCTCTGTAGTAATCTCTGTTGTATTCTCTGTAAGATCATCAGGCCATTTTGACCCGATGACATTGAGTCGTTTTGAACCAATGGAACGTGCCATTTTAGCCTCTTCCATCGTGTCATTTTGACCTGATGGAGCGGCGCATTTTGAACCGATGGATTCGCTCACTTTGCCACCATCTAAAAGCTCGTTCCCGTAGTTGATCGTGTAGAAATTGGTCATATCGCGCTTTGATTTATTGAGCTTTTCACAACGCAAAAGCCCCAGCGTTTTCAGACTTGCAAACGCGCGCTTTAACGTTGACTCTGACCAGAACGGGAACTGTTCCAGCCATTGTTCCGTTGTGTTATAAACCCAGCGAACACCATCACATTCCATGCCGGAGTTGGTATCTCTCAACCAGTAGTGCAGTTGTTGCAAAACAATGGCTTCGTTTAAGCCAATTTTCATTGCCAGCTGCGTGTTTATAACCAGTGGGCGTTCAGCAAAAAGAAGACTCATAATTCCATCCAGCTTTTTGTTGGTATTGCTGTCGATACGCAAGCTTGAAAGCAATTGCTTTTTCTATAAGTTCGTCAGTTTCACGATCCACTACAGCTGGATCTGCAAAAAGCAGTCCGGATTCCACCACATCGCCATATTCTTTATTTAACCCGGCGATCATGTACGTAATGCTTTTTCCGTCAGTAATTTCACGATACAACCTGAAATCATTAATCCGGATAGCCTCCATAATTGCCGGAATCAGCGCCGTGAATTTTTTCCGCTTATCCCTGGTGTCGATAGCTTTCCAGCGTTCGAATATCTTCACCCGGTTAACGCCCAGCGCCCGTTGATCAACCTCGCCATCATTAAACGTGACGCGTTGAACATCGATGTTCGGGCGTTCTTTCAGAGCCCAGAATGCTTCCGTGATTAATATCGTCGCCTGCTCCTGTGTCATTCCTGGTCGACATACCCAGGCATCCAGAGCCTCACAAACCTGTTCAGGGGTGATTTTCATTGTTCAACCGCCCCGCCCGCTTTGCCTTACGATATTCGTCATAAACTTTGGGGTCGTACTGAAGTTCCCCGTCGGATGCCTCTTGCAGGCGCATCGCGCGACCTTCAGGAACCAGTTCCCCCCATTGAGAAACAGCAGATGGATCAACACCAGCAGCTTTCGCTACTTTGGCTTTCGTCCCATAAAAATTAATTACGTCTGATTTAAACATCACCCCTCCAAAATTGAGTTTTCTCAATAGTAATCACTCAAGGAATCTCAAGTCAAGGGTTATTAAGATATCTAAATATGAACGAGAAAACTTTAGGTCAACGAATTAGAGAAAGACGCAAACAGGTTGGTTTAAGTCAAAACGATTTAAGCAAAGCCGCTGGCGTATCTGGCTCATCAATTTCACTATGGGAAAGCGACCATACAGCCCCGCGTGGGCAAAATTTGCATCGCCTGGCTGAGGTATTGCAATGTTCACCAACTTGGATACTGTTTGGTGACGAGGATAAAACACCAGATCCACCAGTTGCACTCAACAGCGCCTTAGACTTATCGGAAGATGAGTTGGAGATGTTGCGATTGTATCGCGCACTTCCAAAATCAGAGCAGCAAGCACAAATCAGCGAACTCCGTGCCCGCGTTGAGAATTTTAATCGCCTATTCACCGAGCTACTAGAAGCTCGCAAACGTAACAAACATCAGTAATCCCCTTCACAAATTTTAAAGCCTTACATTTCAATGTATTGGCTTTATTTTGCATTAAATATTGAGTTTTCTCATTAAAAGCACTTGACCAACACTCATGAGAAAACTAAATTACCACCCATCAAGACACCGCACGGTGTTCTCAGCAAACAGTTCCGCTACCCGGCGTTAAGGGGAAATGAGGTCAACATGGATACTATCGATCTTGGTAACAACGAATCTCTGGTGTACGGCGTGTTTCCCAACCAGGACGGCACGTTCACCGCGATGACGTATACCAAAAGCAAAACGTTTAAAACCGAAAATGGTGCCCGTCGCTGGCTGGAAAGAAACTCAGGTGAGTGATATGGATTTCGACACAATCATGGAAAAGGCTTACGAAGAATACTTCGAAGGCCTTGCCAAAGGCGAAGAAACTCTCAGCTTCAGTGAGTTTATACAGGCGCTTTCCAGCCCGGCAAAATCTAACGGCTGATAAGCGAAGCAGCACCGCGAGGAATCAGTATGCAGAAACGAGAACCCGTCATCATCGCGCCAGACTATACCGATGATGAACTTTATGAGTGGATGCACCAGAAAATTAAGGCTGCGCAGGACCTGAAATGGGCCAATGAAGCCAGGGCTAAGCAGGCTGAAAATCTGTCCGCTCTGGAGCAGGATATCACCAATCTGGAAAAAGCAGCGGCATTAAGCATTGCCAGAATGATTACATACCCACGTTAATGGTTAACCAACGAGGCTAATAATGGAATTTAAAGATTTACCAAAAGAAATCCAGATAATTGCTGCAACGACACTCGGTGATAGTCTGGTGAAAATTGACCCGGCATACACCAAAAAAGAAACCATCGATAATATGGTTCGTAATGTGCGCAATGCTTTTTCAGGGCTATATGGTTCTGATAATCAAAAGCAGGAAAGCGATGTTAATAAACGGGTAATTTCTGTTTGCGTGAATGGCCATGTTCTTTCATCAATCAAAACAGAAACGGCGACAGTCTTCGATTGCCTTTGCATTGTACAGAGCCTTGTTGATGCCCTGTTTCGTTCAGTGAATTTAGAAAATGATGCAAATCTGCGAGGGCGCACAATAGCACATCCATATGCACATACTTTAGGCTCTGTGGATATCAAAGATCCCACAAATCTTTAATGAAATAGTTAACGCGAATTGTACTTGCTCTTTCAGTTGCTTTCAGAATACGCGTTGAAACTGCTGGCGGTAATTTGGTATTCCATTTATTAAAATCATGCCCGGGAAAGTACTCTTCGAAAATACTTTTAACTGCAGACTCGCCTATTGAAATGCTGCTTACCATGCGATTTTGATAAAGGCATTTAGCAATAAGCGTTGATTTTAACATTCACCCTCCTGAGGGTTGGTAATTAAGGAGTTCTCCACGGGTGAGGTGGAGTGTGTGCGCCGGACACGGGTGAGCATCCGGCACTGACAGTTTACTGAAAGGATATTTCTCTGAAAAGTCAGAGCATAACGCGAAAGCGCACGGCGAGGTTGCTGGTTCATAGATAGCCTGTCGTTAAATTTCGTCGACCGTGCGCTTCCGGTTGTGGCACTCCGCGAAATGGCGCGGCGGTAAGTATGGCGGGGGTTCTCCGTTCCTCGCAAATGTCCACCGGGTTGTCAGGTTGACCATACGCCTGAGTGACAATCCCGCTGCAACAACCCATGTTGATTACCTTTTGGCGGGTATCCGTTTTGTTTTTCCCATGATACCCGCCCCTTTTAAAGTGAATTTTGTGATGCGGTGAATGCGGCTCAGCGCACGCGGAACAGTTAAAAAGGCCAGTTGACTTCCGTATTGGTTCTTATGGGTGGGTTCTCTGTATCCGGCGTTAATTATTAACTGGTTAACGTCACCTGGAGGCACCAGGCACCGCATCACAAAATTCATTGTTGAGGACGCGATAATGGAAACGTTATTACCAAACGTTAATACGTCTGAAGGTTGTTTTGAAATTGGTGTCACTATCAGTAACCCTGTATTTACTGAAGATGCCATTAACAAGAGAAAACACGAACGGGAGTTATTAAATAAAATATGCATTGTTTCAATGCTGGCCCGTTTACGCCTGATGCAAAAAGGACGCTGGCAATGAATACTGCTGTTGCCCTCACTCTGACTGTTTTTCTTAATACTGGCGAACCTGTTGACATGGTTACTGGTATATACGGTTCAATGAAAGAATGTATGGCTGCCGCAGCAGAACAAAAAATCCCCGGTAACTGCTATCCGGTCGATAAAGTTATTCACATGGATAATAACGAAATCCCGGCAGGACTTAAAACAGCGCCGTAATTAATATCCAGTTTCATTTTATATGCCAGCAATGGCAGGGATTTGTTCACCCTTAAATCTGTAATGAGGTTAAAACAACATGAGTAAAGTCTTTATTTGCGCCGCTATTCCGGACGAACAGGCAATAAAGGAAGAAGGTGCAGTTGCTGTAGCCACTGCCATTGAAGCCGGTGACGAACGCCGCGCCCGTGCCAAATTTACCTGGCAATTCCTGGAGCATTATCCGGCTGCTCAGGACTGCGCTTATAAATTTCTTGTTTGCGAGGATAAACCCGGTATACCCCGCCCTGCCCTCGATTCCTGGGATGCTGAATATATGCAGGAAAACCGCTGGGATGAGGAATCCGCTTCCTTTATTCCGGTCGAACCAGAATCCGATCCGATGAACGTCAATTTTGACAAGCTGTCCCTTGAAGTACAGAACGCGGTCCTGGTTAAGTTCGGTACATGTGAAAACATCACCGTTGATATGGCGATTGACGCGCAGGAATTACTGCAGGAAGACGTTGCTACCTTTGACGGGCATATCGTTGAAGCACTGATGAAAACGCCTGAAATTAACGCTATGTATCCGGAACGCAAACTGTTCGCTATCGGATGGGTTAAACACAAATGTAATCCGGGTGCCAAATGGCCTGAGATCCAGACAGAATTACGCACCTGGAAAAAACGTCGCGAAGCCGAACGCAAAGAAACCGGGAAATACACGTCTGTTGTTGATCTCGCCTACGCCAGAGTCAACCGGCAGAACACTGAAAACTCAACAGGAAAAATCCACCCTGTCACTGCCGCCATTCGTCGCGAATACAAGCAGACATGGAAAACACTGGATGATGAACTGGCCTACGCTCTGTGGCCTGGTGACATTGATGCCGGAAACATTGACGGCAGCATCCATCGCTGGGCAAAAAATGAAGTTATCAACAACGACCGCGAAGACTGGAAGCGTATCTCAGCATCAATACGCAAACAGCCTGATGCCCTTCGCTACGACCGCCAGACTATTTTTGGCCTTGTCCGTGAGCGTCCGATCGACATTCACAAAGACCCTGTGGTACTGAACAAATACATTACTGAATACCTGACTACAAAGGGCGTGTTTGAAGATGAAGGAACAAATCAGATCGCAACTGATACTCTCTCGTCGCCAGTACCAGAAACTGATGCAGTGGAAACGGCAATTCCGGACAACGAAAAAACCGAATGCAAAGTGGAAGTCGAACCATCTGTAGAGCGTGAGGGGCCGTTCTACTTCCTCTTCACCGACAAGGATGGCGAAAAATACGGTCGCGCAAACAAACTTTCTGGTCTGGATAAGGCGCTGGCTGCCGGGGCTACTGAAATCACGAAAGAAGAATATTTCGCCCGCAAAAACAGTACATACTCAGGTTCACAACAAAATACTG